TAATCATGGCTACAGTTCTATCGGGTACTTCGGGAGCGTTATATTATTCTCCTGCTGGTACAAGCTCAACACAAATTGCTGCTGCTTCTTTTCCTACTGGATCAGGTGGAGACACAACACAAATTAATGTTGGTACACAGTTGGGTTACAGGGTGAATGACACAGTAACACTTGCATATCCATCAGGAGCAACAGTAACTAACTGTATTGCAGCAGGAGATCATTTCGTAAAAACTTATGATGCTTCTACTGGAGAAATGACTCTATCTGCAACAGCAGGGGGAGCAGCTTTAACAGCTTCAGCAGCACCAACATTTCTTTCTGGAACGCTTGCAAGCATTACATTTACAGCACCATTAGTTGTTGGATCTGTAAGAGAGTGGAGTTTTGAAATAACCAGAGCAGAAATTGACGTAACAAGTATTGGTCAAACTGTCACTCAAACTGCACCATTTAGAACCTTTATCTCAGGTTTTGCTGATGGTAGTGGTTCTGCTAGTGTTTATTCAACAGATGATGACACACTTCTATCTAGCAGAATGGTTGAAGATGTTATCCAACGTCAGCAAGCTGGTGCAAAGGTAAGATTGTACATTGATCGTCAGATGAGTGGTGCTAACGTAGATCAAAACGCAAGTAGATCAATTTTGGCAGATATTATTCTTACATCTGCAAGTTTCAACGTAAACCCAGATGATGGACAACTTGTAGAGATAGCCTTCAGACCTAGTGCTGCTCCTACATTCGACCTATCTAAGACAACTTAAATTAGCATAAGTTAACGAACCTCAGTTTATCTGGGGTTTTTTCATGTTTTGCATTAGAATATCAATATATTGATTTTATTTTATGGCAAGCAATCTATCAGCATTGGATCGTTTAAGAAAAGCTGCAAATCTTGAACCTGTAAAAAAAGAAGTTACATTATCTGATGGTTCTATTTTTGAGATGTATGTAACACCATTAACAATGGCAGAGAGGGAGAGAGCACAAAGACTTTCTAAAGATGATAATACTAATTTTCCTTTGCAATTATTACTTGCAAAAGCAATAGATGAAACTGGTAGAAAACTTTTTAATGCAGGAGAAATTGATGTATTAAAAAACGAAGTAAAAGATAGCGATTTACAAAAGTTAATGCTTGCAGTTATTACAGAAGAAGAGGAGACAATCGACCCAAAAGACTAACTGCTGAGTTGAAGAGAGATAATCTAATGATGCTTCAATTTGGTGTAGCTAAAGAATTAGGTAAGAATTTAAAAGAAGTGAGAGATATGACGTTAGATGAGCTTATTGGTTGGAGTTGTTATTTTGAAGTGTTAAATGAAGAACAAGAAAAAGAATTTGAAAAAGCAAAACGTAGGAGATAAGCTAGAATAAAGTAACATTTTCTTTTCTAGTTGTGGCACAATCGGCAAGAGCAGATATAGAAGTTAATGTTAAAGGTTTAAAAAAAGTACAAGAATTACTAGCAAGTTTAGATAAAGTAAGTTCAAAAGTTGATAATTTAAATAGAACAGGTAGAGGTTCTAAAGATAAATCTAATAAAGTTGAAAAAGCAGCCGAAAAACTACAGGAAAGAAAACGTGCCTTAATGGTAAAAACTCGTAATATAGGAGATCAAATAACAAGAGCAGCAGAAAGAGGATTAAAGACTGAAAAAGCAAGCAACGCTTTAAAAAGAGCAGCTTTAGCAACACAAAGAGGTGAATTTACTTTAGCAAAAGCACATCAACAAGTAGCAATAAAAGAATTAAGCATAGAAGAAAAAATAACCACACAAACTTTAGCTCAACTAAAAGCGGAGCAACAAAAGGCTAAAACAGCACAAGCTAATGCAAGAAAAAGAGCAGCCACTATTGGACAAAGTGCAATTATCTCTGGTGCGTTTCCATTATTATTTGGACAAGGCCCATTAGTAGGTGCTGCTGGTGCAATAGGTGGTGGACTTGGAGCAGCATTTGGTGGTTCTATGGGCGGTTTTGCAGGAGGTTTACTTGCGACTTCTGCTGTAACTGCAATACAACAATTTGCTGTTAGTGCTAGAGAAGTAGGAGATGCTTTAAAAGATCCCACTAGAGCTTTAGATGCTTTATCTGATGCAGGAATAAAAGTAGATGATGCTGTAAAACAGCAAGTTGCTACTTTATTAGAGGCTGGAAAAGAATTTGAAGCGTTAGAAGTTGTTAACAGACAATTAAATGAAAGTATTGGAGAATTAGCAACGCAAAACTTAAAAGATTTAGATACTTCTTTTGATAAATTAGATGAAGCAGCAGGAAAACTATTCTTAAAACTGAAAGCTGATCTCGCTCCAGCATTTATGACGATAATTGATTTAGCAACTAAATTTGTAGATTCTGTTAGTGGTCGAAGAATAAGAAATAAAGCTCAAGAATTAGACCCTAAAGCATTTAGAGAAGCTGAATCAAAAATAATTAGAGATTTAGGAGGATCTTTTGCTTTAACTTTCTCTGGAGAGCTTAGAGATGAGCTTACTAAAAGGCTCACAGCAGCTTCAAAAGACATAATTAATGAAGCAATGCCTAGTTTTTTAGCAGGAGGAGATTCATTAACAACTGGAACTGGAACTGGAACTGGAACTGGAAGTAGTCCTGTTGGAGGAGTTGCTGGTGATGCAGCTACATTTAATGCAGGAACTCAGATAGATGAAGCATTAAAGAAACAAACAGATTTAGTCAAAAAAGTAAAAGAAGAAAGTGCTTTAACTCTTCGTATTAGTCAACTTAGAGCAGATGGATTAAATCCTTCTATTGCTAAAACTGTTGCACAAATTGAAAAAGAAGCTGAGTTATCTAAAAAAAATTTACAGACAGAAATAGATAAACTTTTACAAATTCAAGCTAGAGATGCAGTTTTAGATGAAACCAATCAAAAAACTTTAACTGCTTTAGAAGCTCAATTAAATAGTATGGATGAGCTTACTGATAGTCAAATTAAATCTGTAAAAGTAATGTTAGGGTTAGCTGATGCTGCTAATAAGACTAGAGATGCTTTTGATGAAATAAATAATTCAATTGCAACTAATATTAGTGATGGACTTACTGCTGCAATTCAGGGTACAAAAACATTAGGTGAAGCAGCAAAAGCAATTCTTAATGATATAGGTAATACGTTAATAAGGCTTGGTGTGAATACAATTTTAGGAGGTATTGCACCTGGTTTATTTGGAAAATTACCAGGATTTTCTAGAGGAGGTAGACCTCCAACTGGTAAACCTTCAATAGTAGGAGAACGTGGCCCAGAACTATTTGTACCAAGAAGATCAGGCACAATAATTCCTAACGATAAACTTGGAGGAGGCAGTACAAACATCAGTGTAAACGTAGATGCTTCTGGATCATCTGTTCAAGGTGATGAACAGCAAAGCAAAGAGCTTGGCAGAGTTATTTCTGTAGCGATACAATCAGAATTATTAAAACAAAGAAGACCTGGAGGTTTATTAAGATAATGGCTACTTTTCCTAATTACAATCCTGTTTTTTCTGCAAACAAAACTGATATTACTAATACTAGAACAGTCCAATTTGGTGACGGCTACCAGCAAAGATTTACTTTTGGTATAAATCAAAAAGCAAAACGATGGAGTCTAACATTTAATGAAAATAATACAGATACAACCATAATTGAAACTTTTTTAGAGGCAAGAAAAGTTGATGGTGCTTCTTTTGATTGGTCACCTCCTGATGAATCAGCAACTTATAAATGGATATGTCCTTCTTTTACTAAAGAAGTATTTAGTTTTGATAGAAATAGAATTAATTTAACTTTTGTACAAGTGTTTGAACCTTAATGGCATATCCTATATCTGAAACGCAGTCAATAAATCCTGGCTCTCGTGTTGAATTATTTGAATTAACAACAGATGCAGCTTTACATGGATCTGTTACTACATATAGATTTCATGCTGGAACTAATGAAGTAAATAATGGAAATATAATCTGGGCTGGAAATACTTACATTGCATTACCATTAGAAGCTGATGGATTTAAATATGCAAATGGTCAATTACCTAGACCTACTCTTACAATTAGTAATGCTACAAATATAATTACGGCTGTTTTAATTAGTGTAAATCAAGTAACCCCTGGAAATGATCTTACTGGTGCGGTGGTAAAAAGAATAACAACTTTAGCAAGATTTTTAGATGCTGCGAATTTTACAGGAGGAACAAATCCTTATGGAACACCAGATCCTACAGCAGAATATCCTCAAGAAATTTATAAAATAGATCGAAAATCAGCAGAAAATAGAGCAGTAGTTCAATTTGAATTAGCTGCTTCATTTGATTTAGCAAATATAAGAATCCCGTTAAGAGTTTGTACTAAAGATTTATTTCCTTCTATTGGTACATTTCTACCATGAATAATTGGAAAGAAGCTGCTCTCAGTCATGCAAAGGTTGAAGATCCTAAAGAATGTTGTGGCTTATTGTTAAATGTAAAAGGCAAAGAAAGATATTATCCCTGTCGTAATTTATCTATGACAGATTATCAATGTTTTATCATTGATCCAGAGGACTATGTAAGAGCAGATAATCTAGGAGAGATAACAGCTATATTTCATAGTCATCCAATTACACCTCCAACTCCTAGTCAAGCAGATTTAGTTAGTTGTGAAAATTCAAATTTACCTTGGCATATTGTTAATCCTAAGACAGAACAATGGGGATATTGCGAACCAAAAGGTTATAAAGCACCGATAATTGGTAGAGAATGGGTTTGGGGTATTACTGATTGTTGGTCTTTAGTAAGAGATTGGTATAAACAAGAGAGAAATATTGAACTTAGAGATTGGAAAAGACCTACAACACCAGAACAGTTTATTCAAGATCCTATGTTTGAAAGATGTGCCGAAGCTACTGGTTTTAGAGAATTAGAACCAAACGAGAAACTTGAGAATGGCGATTTATTATTTATGTCGATAATGGATGCTGGTTTAAATCATGTGGCTATTTTTATAGATGGAGATGTTTTACATCATTTAACAGGTAGACTTAGTTGTAAAGAACCATACTCACCTTGGTTACTAAAATGTACAGGAAAGAGGTTACGTTATGCTTCGTAAATTAAAGTTATATGGTGAATTGGCTTCATTTGTAGGTCATAAAGAATTTGAAATAGAGGTACATAACTTACCTCAAGCAATCAGTTTTTTAAGAAACAATTTTCCAGATATTGAAGGTTATATGAATCCTAAATATTATCAAGTAAAAATTGGTAACTATGAAATAAGTAAAGATGAATTAGATTTTCCTATAGGTCAACAAGATATTCATATTGTTCCAGTAATATCAGGAGCAGGAAGCGGATTTAGAAATGTCTTAATAGGAGGACTTTTAATTGGTGCGTCATTCTTCTTCCCAGGTGCAGGACTATTTGGAACTACTGGATTGTTCGGTGCTGGTGGTGCAGTAACAGCAGGAGCAGCAGGAGCAACGGCAGCAGGAGTTTTAGGAACAGCTATTGGTACAGGTTTGAGTGCTATTGGTGCTGGATTAATACTTCAAGGTGTAGGTGAAATGTTATATCCGACTCAAGAACCTACATTTGAAGATAATCCACAAATATCATTTAATTTTTCTGGAACACAAAACACAGGAAGGGCTGGTACTCCAGTTCCTATTGTTTATGGTGAAATATTTACAGGTTCAGTTGTTATAAGTGGTGATGTAGATACTGAAGCGGTACAGGTATGAGTAAAGATAATCAATTTATTACTGGCTCTGGTGGCGGTGGTGGTAAAGGTGGAAGCCGTAAACCTCCTACTATTGCTTCAGATAATTTACATAGTAAACAATTTGCAACTTTATTAGATTTAATTTCAGAAGGTGAAATAGAAGGTTTTTCTAGTCCTTCAAAAGAAGGTCGAACCAAAGGCACTACTGCATATTTAAATGCTGCAAAGAAAGATATTTTTTTAGATGACACTCCTATTTTAGGCTCTACTGCTGATTCAAATAATCCACAAGCTGTTGATTTTAACCATCAGAATGTAGATTTTGATATTCGTTTTGGAACGAATCCCCAAGCTAAAATGGATAAAGTTTCGGGAAGTTCTAGTATTTTCAATGTTGGAGTAAAAGTTGAAAATGGTAGTCCGATAACAAGACAACTTACTAATAATTCTGATTTAGATGCAGTAAAAGTTACTGTTACTGTTCCTGTTTTACAAATTCTTGAAGCTGATGGAGATATAGTTGGTAGTTCTTTAAGTTTTGATATTCAACTTCAATATAATGGTGGAGGTTTTACTACAGTTCACTCTGACACTATTAGGGGTAGAACAGCAGATGCTTATAATAAAGAATACAGAATTAAACTTACTGGTGCTCATCCTGTAGATGTTCGTCTTGTAAAAACATCTGCTAATAGTACAGATAGAAATTTTCGAGATTTAATTTGGCAATCTTATTCTGAGTTAGAAGACGATACAAACACATATCCTGATTGTGCTTATACAAGATTACGTTTAGATTCAGAATTTTTTAGCAGGATTCCAAGAAGAACATTTAGAGTTAGAGGAGTAAAAGTAAGAATCCCAGGTGCAGGAGCTAACAATTCTGGCACTCCAACTGTAGATTTACAAACTGGAAGAGTTGTTTACCCTGCTGGCTACATTTTCAATGGTGTCATGGGTGCTGCCCAATGGACAACGTGCCCAAGTTTAATTTTACTTGACCTTTTAACTAACACTAGATATGGGCTAGGTAATCATATTATTGACAGTAATTTAGATTTATTTTCTTTTGTAACTGCCAGTAAGTTTTCTAATACTCTTGTTGATGATGGATTTGGTGGACAAGAAGCTAGGTTTGCTTGCAATATAAATATTCAGACAAGTGTTGAAGCATTTGATGTCATAAGAACTTTATCAGGAGTGATGAGATGTATGCCTATCTGGTCTGAAGGTGCATTACTTCTTGCTCAAGACAGTCCTAAAGATCCAAGTTATTTATTCACGTTAGCCAATGTAGGGCCAGAGGGATTTAGTTATACAGGAAGCAGTTTAAAAACTAGAAGCACAGTAATTGCAGTTTCATATTTTAATATGGAAACTAGAGATTTAGATTATGAAGAAGTAGAAGCAGAACAGGCTTATAGAAATAAATACGGACTTCATGTTAAAAGAGTAAAAGCATTAGGTTGTACAAGTAGAGGGCAAGCCAGAAGATTTGCAAAAGCAATATTATTTGCAGAACAAAGAGAAACTGAAGCTGTAAACTTTACTGTTTCACTGGAATCTGGAATAGTTGTCAGACCTGGAACGATTATCAGTATTGCCGATCCAGCTAGATCAGGTGTTAGAAGAGGAGGAAGAATTGCTAGTGCTACAACTACGCAAATAACTGTAGATGATTCTAGTGATACTGATTTATCAGATCAAAATAATCCTAAATTAAGCGTAATAATGCCCAATGGAACAGTTGAAACTAAAAATGTAAGTGGAATATCAGGAAAAGTAATTACTTTGGCTAGTGCTTTAAGTCAAGCACCAAATTCTAATAGTGTTTGGCTGTTAGAAAACGATAATGTTTCTGCTCAATCATTCAGAGTGATGTCAGTTGAAGAAAAAGATGGAATTAATTATGGAGTTTCTGCTTTAGCTTATGTAAACGAAAAATATGCCTTTATTGAAGATAATAAACCAATCCCAGTTCAGAAAATAACAACATTAAATATTTTAAAGTCTCCTCCTAGTGGACTTACGGCTAATGAAACTATAGTTTTAATCAATAACCAACCTGTATCTAAATTAATTGTTAGATGGCAACCTGTTACAGGTGTTTCTAATTATATGGTTAATTATAGATTTGATAATAATAATATTATTTCAGCGACAACAAGCAGTCCTGATTTTGAAATATTTAACACAAAAGTAGGATCGTATGAAGTATCTGTTCGGAGTTTAAATGCTGCATTAGAACCTAGTGCTACGGCTGTAACCGACACTTTTACTACTCTTGGAAAGACTGCTGTTCCTGCTGATGTTACTGGTCTTACAGCAGAACCCGTAAACGATAAACAAGTAAGGTTACGTTGGAATTTAGCAACAGATTTAGATGTTACTCATGGTGGTCGTGTTTATGTAAGACATTCTTCTAAAACCGATGGAACGGGAACATTTTCAAATGCTACTGATCTTGTGAAAGCTTTAGCTGGTAACACAACAGAAGCTACAGTTCCATTACTTGAAGGAGAGTATATTCTTAAATTTCAAGATGATGGAGGTAGGTTCAGTGATGGTGAAGCAAGTGTAATTATAGATTTACCAGATAATCTTGATGCTAAATTAATTCAAACAAGAAGAGAAGATTTAGACGTTCCACAGTTTCAAGGTACAAAAACAAATGTTGCTTATGATGCAACAACTAACTCATTAAATTTAACTGGTACGGGATTATTTGATGCTGTCACAGATTTAGATGCTGTTAGCTCTTTAGACGATATTGGAGGTATTGCTCCGTTAGGCACTTATGAATTTGGTGGAACTCCAGGAGGTACTACTTTTGATTTGGGAGATGTATTCAGTCTTGATTTAAAACGTCATTTTTTAACAGAAGCATTCTTCCCTTCAGATTTATTTGATTCAATTCCCGATATAGATGCAAGAGGTGACTTCGATGGATTAACTGCAACCAAGGTAAACGCAGAAATGTTGGTGCGAGTTACTCAAGATGATCCCAATAGTGCATCTCCTACTTATACAGCTTTTCAAACATTTGCAAATGGAACATATAAAGGAAGAGGTTTTCAATTTAAAGTAAATTTAACAAGTAATGACCCTGCACAAGATATAAGAGTATTTCAATTAGGTTATACAGCATCTATGCAAAGAAGAACGGAACAAAGTTCTGCAACCATAGCGAGTGGTGCTGGAGCAAAAGCAGTTTCGTTCCAACATGGGTTCTTTGTTGGTACTGCTAATACTCAAGGCGGTGCAAATAGTAGCTTACCCTCTATTGGTATTACTGCTCAAAATATGCAATCTGGGGACTTTTTTGAACTGTCTAATATTTCTGGAACGGGATTTACTGTTCATTTTAAAAATTCATCAAATGCTTCAGTTGATAGAAATTTCACCTATCAAGCTGTCGGATTTGGTAAAGCAAGTTAGAATAGGTTCAATGTTACTTTTTTAAATGGCTAGACCAGGCTCTACCACCAGTGAAACGGGTAATAATTATCAGTCAGCCAATGGAACGGGTGCTGCTGTCCGTGCAAAATTAAATGAAATATTTCAAGCATTAAGAACAATAAGTTCTGGAAGTAGCGATCCATCTGGAGCAGCGAATATTGCTCAGTTTCAACCTCATATAAATACATCGACTAACGAATTAAAAATAGCAACAGCAGTTTCGGGAGATAATGCAACTTATGTCATTTTAGGAAAGATAAATGAAGCAAACTTTGGTCATGTTGTAGCAGCAACACCTACGATGACAGGTGATGTTACGATGTCATCTACTGGATTTTTAAAAGTTCCTGTTGGTAATAATGCACAGCAACCTGGGCAATCTGGAGCACCTTCAGCAGCAGCAGGACAATTTAGATATAACTCTGACACAGGACAATTTGAAGGGTACACAACATCTTGGGGTGCTATTGGAGGAGGTGCTGGAGCTACTGGGGGAGGTACAGATGAAGTATTTTTTGAAAGTGACCAAGCGGTTACAACTTCTTACAGTATTTCTGCTGGAAAGAACGCACACACAGTAAGTCCTACAATTAACTCAGGAGTCACAATAACTGTGCCGAATGGGGCAACTCTTGTTATCTTATAGTTATGCCAATAACAATCAACGGATCAGGAACAATAACAGGGATTATAGCAGGGGGATTACCTAATGGAATAATAGAAGCTGCGGATTTAGCAAGTGGTGTTGGTGGTAAAATTCTTCAAGTTGTTCAAACAGTAAAACTTGACACTTTTTCATCAACTTCATTAACTGATGTTGATGTCCCAGGTCTGTCTGTATCTATAACACCTAGTTCTAGTTCAAATAAAGTTTTAGTGATGGTTAATATGGCTTTATCAAGCCAAAGTATGTTTGTTTATGGCGTATTAAAAAGAGGTAGTACACAGATTGGTGAAGCCGATGCTGCAAGTAACAGAATAAGACCAACTTTAATGGGGTACAACACTAATGAAGGTGAAGTTGAACATCGTGATTTTATTTTTTTAGATTCTCCTAACACAACTTCAGCAACTACTTACAAGATGCAAGTAAGATGTGCCACATCTGGTCATCTTCGTGTAAATAAATCATATAGAGATACAGATACAGTAAATTATGATCCTCGTGTTTCAAGCACTATAACTGTAATGGAGGTAGCTGCATAATGTCTAAGATTTCACTCAAACACTCAGGCGGTAATGTTGTTTCACTAAACGCACCAACTAACGCTCCAAGTGCAGCAGATGTAGCATTTAAACTACCAAATGCTGATGGAACATCTGGGCAGGCTATTGTAACGGATGCTTCTGGTAATTTATCATTTGCTAGTATAGGTAAAATTCTTCAAGTAAAATCAGCAGTTAAAACAGATTATTCAAGCACTCAATCTGGTAGTTTTGTTGATATCTCCGGTCTATCAGTAACAATAACACCTTCTTCTAGCTCAAGTAAAATACTTGTTCAGTATTTGATTCAATACTCTGGAACCAATAATGGTTACAATCATGCAAGATGTGTTTTTAATGATAATGGTGGATCTTTTGCAGTTGCAGGGCCAGTCTCAAATGCTTTAACGGCTGATAATGGTGATGCTTTAGGAGGTAAACAACTTGCTCTGGATACTAATGATACTTATGGAATTTATAAAGTACCCGAAAGTGGTATGCAGTTTTTACATGAGCCATCTAGCACTAATGCTCTAATATATAAAATTCAATTTAAAGTGGGATATTTAGCTAATACTAATTATGTATGGATAAATCGAACCACTGACATTTCAAATGATCCTAGAACTACTGGAATATCTAGTATCACAGTTATGGAGGTAGCAGCATAATGGCTATCTTCTATAATTAAATAAAAACTATTATGGCCTTAGATCACGAAGCTATTTACAAAGCATACGCTGGTACAGTTGTTACTATTGATGATTCTACTGGAGCGTTTGACAAAGATGGAAAGTCTGTAACTCTTGAACAAAGCAAGATAGATGCTGCAAGGACTACACTAAATGCTGAATATGCAGCCCTTGAATATTCGAGAAATAGAGCAGCAGAATATCCAAGTATTGAAGATCAGCTTGATGACATTTATCATAATGGTGTAGCTGGTTGGAAAACTAGTATTAAAGCTATTAAAGACAAATATCCCAAGCCATGAGCACATTAAACGTCACTAATGTAAAACACGAAACAAGCGGACTTAACACCCTTATATTTGATAATGGTGGAACGTCTGGTGGTAACGGAAGGGTTACTACAAAAGGAACTATCGGAGAAGTAATCACTGTCTCTTACGCATCTACAATTACCTTAGATTTTAGAACTGCTAATAATTTTACAGTTACTCTTACTGGTAACACTACTTTTGCTAATCCTTCTAATCTTGCTGCTGGACAAAGTGGTATTTTATTTATAATTCAAGATGGTACAGGAGGTAGAACCGCAGCTTTTGGATCGTATTGGGATTTCAGTGATGGAACAGCACCAACATTATCTACAGGAGTTAATGCTGTTGATATGATCGCCTGGGTTGCTCGATCAGCTAATAAAATATCTGCACAGTTTGTTGGAAACTTTAGCTAATGAGCAGTTTAGGAAATCCATCGCCTTTCTTCTTAGCGGGAAAGAAAGGATATGAGGTAAAGCGTAGTTTAAGATTTAATGCTACTGATAATGCAAATTTAACTAGGACATCAAGTAGTGCGAGTACAACTTTTACATATTCTGTGTGGCTAAAAAGAACCAGATTTACTGGGTATCAATATATTTTCAGTATGAGTGGACGAGGTTTTGCTTTTCATGCAACTTACAACACTTTTTACCTTTATGATGGAAACTCCTTAAATCAATCTACTGCTGTATTTAGAGATCCTAGTGCGTGGTATCACATAGTAGTTCAAATTAACTCAGGAGTAGCTACTTCTTATGTTAATAATGTTCTTGTACATAATGCAATCGGAAGCGGTTTCACATTAACCACAGCTACAAATGCAACAAGAATAGGTGTCTATGACTCAGGTGATTATGATTTTCAGGGTTATATGGCAGAAATCAATTTAGTAGATGGTTCGGTAGTAGCACCATCATCTTTTGCGGAAACAGACGCAATAACAGGGCAATGGAATCCTAAGAAATATGTTGGAAGTTATGGAACAAATGGATTTTATTTAAATTTTTTAGACAATTCTGGAACGACTGCAACAACACTTGGCAAGGATTCAAGCGGTAACGGCAACAACTTCACACCAAATAATTTTTCTGTAAGTGCTGGTGCTGGTAATGATTCTCTAACTGATACTCCTACAAATAATTTTGCTATTTTAAATCCCCTAAGTACAGTTCATACTGAGAATATTCAATCTATGTTAACTAATGGAAACTTAGATTACACACCTAGCGGTGATTATAGCATTGTTAAAGCTACAATACCTTTTCCAAGTAGCGGGAAATGGTATGTCGAAGCAAAGATTAATTCAGCAACAGGAGGTTCTGCTGGTATAGGAGTACAAAGATTACCAGCAACCTCTTATAATACAAATTCTTATTTATCTTATCAATGTAATGATTATTGTTACTCATATCAAGGTGGTGGGATAATAGCTAAAGGTAGTTCGAGTAGTACAACAGTAGCCAGTTCGTTAGAGGCATTTGCAGCAAATGATATTTTAGCAATTCTATTTGATGCAGATAATAATGAAATTAAATGGTACAACAACAACACTTTAATTTATACTTTAGATTTATCTTCTGCTCCAGATGGATTTTATATAAACGATGGTGAATGGGTTTTTGCATTTATGGCTTACTCTGGTGACGGAACAATAAATGTTAATTTTGGACAAAGACCATTTAATTATACTCAACCAACAGGATCTAAAGCATTAAGTTCAGTAAACTTACCTGACCCAACAATAAAGTTTCCTGATAAACATTTTAATACTCTAATTTGGGATGGTGATAGTGCAAACTCAAGAGATATAACGGGATTAAATTTCAAACCTGATTGGGTATGGATAAAATCAAGGAATTATTCTAGTTATGGTGGAGGATTAAATTACAATCATGTTGTTTGGGACGCTTTAAGAGGTGTTGGAAGTAATACCACAGCAGCGAGTGGAAGAAAAGAACTAACCACAAACGAAAATTATGCTGAAGGAGTAACTAACAACTATACAAACTATTATGGGCATGTCAGTGCATTTAACAATAATGGTTTTACGCTCGGAAAAATTTCGGGAGAACCAGCTTTATTTACAAATTTATCTGGAAGAACCTATGTTGGTTGGAACTGGAACGCTGGCGACACAGATAGCAAAACTTATGCAGTAACAGTTGTATCTAGTGGTGGAGGTAACAAATATAGATTTGATGGTTTTGCACAGGATGCTGTAACTTTAGATCTTGCAGAGGGTGGTACTTATATATTTAACTATCCATCAGCACATCCATTTAGATTCTCTACAACATCAGATGGTACACATGGAGGTGGATCTGAATATACAACAGGAGTAACTGTTCTTAGCTCAACTTCAGTTCAGATAGTTGTAGCTGCCTCTGCTCCGCAGCTTCATTATTTTTGTACTATACACAGTGGAATGGGGGGTGCAATCAATACAAACTCAACTCTTGGATCAAGTAATTTTGATGGAACTATTCAATCTGTAGTTAAAACCTCTCCAACCGCAGGTTTTTCCATAGTTTCCTACGAAGGTAACAATGTACAAGGTGCAACTGTTGGACATGGATTAGGAGTAGCACCTTCAGTTGTAATTGTTAAAAATAGAGAGTCATCATATAACTGGGCAATTTGGCATCAAAGCTTAACAAGTGCAGCTTATGTTGTTCACCTTAATTTAACTAATGCACAAGGTAGTGTTCCAGGAATATTTAATAGTACATTACCAACATCTACTGTTTTTTCTCTGGGAGGTGGTAGTCAGGGAGATAGATTTCTTTCTAACGAACCTAACAAAGATTTTATAGCTTACATATTCAGCGAAGTAGCAGGGTATAGCAAGTTTGGATCTTACAAGGGCAACGGAAATTCTGATGGTACGTTTGTTTTTACGGACTTCAGACCATCTTGGATATTGGTTAAACGCTCTAGTGGTACTGAAAACTGGGCATTGTGGGATAATAAAAGAGATGGAGGAAACAACGTTAATGGTTATCTATTAAGACCAGATAGTAATACAAACGAAGGTGGAAATGTTAGTGGACATCAAATAGATATACTTTCTAATGGTTTTAAATTTAGGAATAGTGATAGTAAAAGTAATAATTCTGGATCAACATATATTTATTTTGCATTTGCGGAATCTCCTTTCAAAAATGCAAGGGCAAGGTAATATAGAGTTATGGCATTTAAATTAGACGGATTACCTTTAGCTGTTGATGTTGCATTTAAAACATCTGATGGAACTCAGTACCCTGCTAATTGGTTAAGACTATCAACAGCACAAGAGAAAAAAGATCTTGGTATTACTGAAGTTGCTGACGCTGCAACGTATGACTCACGATTTTATAATATTGACGGCACAGAAAAAACATTAGATGATTACAACCAATATTACGAAAAAGATGCTGAAGATGGTAGTTACAAGAAAGGTGATCCAATTAAAGATGAAGATGGGAATGTAATAGTTTATAAAGGAGTTAAATCAGTATTAAAAGCACAAGAAAAAGAGATTGCTGGTAGTTTGTTAGCAAAATATGATTGGTACGTTGTAAGAAAAGCTGAAACTTCAAAAGCTATTCCTACAGCAATAAAAACTTACAGAACTGCCGTTAGAACTGCTTGTGCAACAAGAGAAACAGAGATTGATAATTGTGCAGATACAACAGCTTTAGTTACTCTTTATGGATCAAAAGAAGATGGAACTGCTAATATGACACAATATCCAGACGATCCTAATATTTAACAGTATTTTTTAGGAAAATATAAAGTAAAGTACTTAAACAAACAAATACGATAAAACTGGTCATAATTTTTTCTCTATCATTTGTCTTGTCATTAAGCCCATAGTGACGTAGAGAGGTGATAAGGCTACAATAAGCAGTAATACAAGCACACTTGTAAGAGATAGTGCTTTCAAAATTGCAAATTTAATCATGTTTCAAAAAATTGCTAATATTCTTAGCATAGTTTCATTTGTAATGGTAGCTTCCATGAGCGGTGGAACGTACTTTGCTTATAAATACTTCACATCAGAACAGTTTAAAGCAAAGATGATGAATCAAATTATGGCAAATGTGCAAACACTAATGCCCAAAGTGCTAGACAATGCGATGCCCGACATATCTGGACCATCTATTCCTATTCTTAAAAAATGAATTGTTATTGGTGCAATACAGAATTAATTTGGGGTGGCGATCACGATACTGAAGATGATACGGAATATTCTGTGGTAACTAATTTAACTTGTCCTAAATGTAGTTCTTATGTAGAAATCTACAAAAGAAGAGATGCTTACGATTAATGGATATTCGTGAAATAAAGATACCAGAGATCCCCCAGATCAATGTAAATACTTATATTTCTACTCCATTACCAAACCTAAATGTACCTCTACCAAATATAGATTTACCTGGGTGCGTCAAAACTCATAGAGATGCCTCTATAAAAAATACACAAATAATAGAAGATGATATTAATGGAGCGTTCTATAGTTGCCCCGAAGGCAAAATACCTTCTTTCGTTCCAATAAATTATGACAGGAAAAAAATTGAAATTGTAGAGCAAAAGCAAGAAAAACCTCTAAATAACGCTAATATCCCAGAACCTACGACACCTGAGATTCCCGATATTCCAAAAGAAAAGGAAGCTATAAAAATAGAACCCTGCCCAGGTAGTAAGGATCAGCGAGTAGGAGACTTTCGTAACGAAAAACGATTGGAGCGTGTCATCGGACATGAAAGAGGTGATGATGGGATTGAGTGC